TTCTTCTTGCGTGAGGTGTATCAATTTGCGGAGTGTCTGAATGTCTGCTAGTTTTTTCAACAGCAGTTACTGAGCCAACCTGATCGAAGAAAGCATTTTTTCCTGTAACGCTTTCAAGTCTGACTTTGTCTCTTAATAACGATCCCATTTGTTGAGATAACATTTGTATGTTAGCAGAATACTGCTGTACAAATGCTGTAGTTATATTTGATGACATAATTGTCTCTCCATTTTATTGTTATTGTTAAGTTAAACAGAAAGGTTCTCCGTCAAATTGACAGGCAATTCTTGCATTTAAAGTCTGTTAGACCGCAGTCTTTCCTACTGTCAATAGGGTTCTTACGAATTGTCCTATTAATAACCCCTTACATTAATTTTTAAAAAAATACAAGGGGTTAAAAATTATTTAGTTAGCATTTCTCTTAAAGTATAAACTTGTTGTACCATTTTATCATGGTCAGGATGTGATTTATTCCAATAAGGTCCATCTTTATTATTCATAATATCAGATATTTCTGTTTCAACATCGGTGTTTGAACTTACGTTTTCACTTTCTGTAGAAACTATTTTATCTTCTGACATCATTCCAGCTATCTTTGCGAAGCCTTTAATAATTTCAGGATGATCTCCAAGTCTCATTCCATCTTTAAGTTGCATATCTAATATCTCTGGGTTCATGTTAGCTTTAGCTAATGCTCCAGCTTTCTTAACATTAGTATCAAACTCTCTACCCCACTCTTGTCTTAACTGTTGTTCAGATTGAGTTTGAGCAGTTTCAGTATCGACTTTGGCTTGTTGAGCCATACCTTCCATATTATTTTTATAGAACTCTAAGATACCTTGAGCTTGTTTATTATTTAAACCTAACTGATGTGCGTTCTCTGCAAATTGTTTAATTGCATTATCATCAATAGGAACAACCTCTGACTTTGCATTTAAACTATATTTATCTGCAGATTCAGGTCTACCTAGTTTATCGTAGACTTCATTCCATTGATCTTCAGTTGAGTTTTTATTAGGTACAGCAACTTTATCTTTACCAATCATTTGTGTTGCATTGATATATGACTTTGCAAGTGCATCTATCTCTGTAAACTTTTCTATGTTTGGATCGTTTCTAAACTCTTCGGATATTGCTTCCTTCCAAGTTTTAGCTACGGGTTGTGTCTCTGTTGTTGGTGATACAGGTGTATCGGACTTAGCAACATTACTTGGTGTTGCTGTTGGTTCTGTAGTTGTTGTCGTTTCTACAGGCACAGTTTCCTGTGTTATCTGTTCTGATGACATATTTATTTTCCTTTTTCATTATCGTTTTGTAGCATTGCTTTTATAAATAGAAGGATGCTACGTTGTCCTTCCATGTATGCACTCTCATGACTATCACCTTTTACATTGGTAGTCGTATGATGGTGGCATCTCTTTTCTAAATCAGACATGACTTGTTTGCCTTCGTCTGTATTGAATATATAATTGTAGTTCTTCTTTAAACCTTCAACATATTTTTCAAAGTTTTGTTCTTTATCTTTTGCTTGACCCATTATTCTTCTTCAGCATTTGCAACAGCTCGTGCTTCTTCAGGTAAGGCTTTGGCTAGTGGAGCTATATCTCCTCCAGCTTTTGCTACCTGTTGTAATTGTTGCATCTGCATTTGCTCCTGTTGTTGTTGTTGTGCTTGTTGTCGTTCTGCATTAACTTGACTTTGTGATTTTAATATCTTCTGTGGCACACCAACTATATCAGCTAAGTGTTTAACAAGATTATCAAAATTAACATAATCAAATACAGGAGCTACATTAGCCATGCTTCCAAGAATTTCAATAGCTCTCATAATAGATTGTAACTCTGTGGATTTCTGTGCTTTAGCTAATGGTGAAACATATTCAATTTCTATATCTTGACCAGATAAAAACTCTGGTGCTTCAGGTAATTGATTGTTTCTTAATAGAATATTAAATACTCTATCAATAAGTGGTTTTAATAATTCAGATTGTAATCTTCCTAATACTGGTCCTAGTAATCTCATCTTCTCTTCATTACGTTGAATAACTTCTGTTGCTGTCATTTGTGGACCTTGTTGCATCATAAGTTGGTTTACATAGAACACAGCTCTAATCGCATCTCGTCTTTGCTCTTCCATGTTTAATCCTAATGGATTGTTTGCACCAATGTTTAAAGGTTCAATTCTATCTCTTGTACCTGATCTATAAAAATTTAATCCACCTGGTACAGTTCTAACAGGTAATAAGAAACCATCATCAGGAACTAATAAAGGTGGGTCTACTTGTTTCTGTGCAGCTTTAATTGTTGTCTTAACCATTTCATTTAACATTTTTACATCTGGTAAAGCTGTCATGGCAGGTGATCTTCCATAGATTTCATGTGAAGCCTTTAGGTATCTTGGTACTACAAAAGGGAACTCTTTAAATCCTGATACAGATAATTCATTACCATTTTTATATTCCATATACACAGATTCAAATGGCATATTCTTTTTATCTTTTTTATTAGGATCAAAGTCTGCTCTTGGATAAACTGCGTGTACGATCTCAACTTCTTTGTATGGGTCTTTTTTTTCTAATACTAATATATCTTGTGATACTGCTGTGCCAAATTTTTGCACCACAGCTCGTGCGGATAAATTAAATCTTCTATAGATCGTATCAATTCTACCTTTATCATTTTCCGCAATGTAAACTTCATCGATATGTCTTGTAGAAAATTTTATAAAATCTTCTTCATCTTCTTCTATAAACATTGCTGCCGTACCAAAAGTAATCAAGTCATGATACAATTCAAATATTTCTTGTTGAAAGTTTGATCTATTAAATGCTGTGTACATTGCATCTGTTGCAGACTCCAACCACAGTTTAGCTTCATCTTCATTTTCAACATTGTCTTGTTTAAATCTTAACGTAAACCAAGGTGTAGATGGGTTTGTAAGCATACCATGTAATGATGCTGCTAATAATTCTAAGGCTTGTAAAGGAGAACTATCAAAGATGAGTTCCATTCTTTTATCGCCACGTGTTCTTTTTTTAGTTACATCTGATTTTCTTGGCATCATGTAATCTGCTACTTCTTGCCAATGCGTTTCCCAGTTTTGTCTTTGACCTGCTAGTCTGCTAAATCTTGTTAATAGTTTTTTTGTTAAATCTGTTTTTGCCATTATGCTCCTAATAAACTCTTTCTTCCTAATGTTATTGTTTGATCTTCTACTCCGCCAGGTCCTGTCATAATCGTCATTGATCTACCTTTAGCTTTTGTTTTTCTTGAATCATATCCATCCATGCTAGTTGCTGTTGCTTGAGAAACTTCTGCTGTTGTAGGAGCTGCTGCTATAGGTGCAGGTGGTGGAGTGGGTTTGACTATTCTTGTAATTGCTCTAACTGGACTTCCTCCCATATTATGATCCTAATAAAGTTTTCTTTTGCACTTCCGCTTCTTCCTCAACACCTAAAGGTCCAGTTAAGATAGTTGATTTTCTACCTTTTCTTTTTCTTTCTAGTTTTGCTTGCTCCGCTGCAATTCTATCTTTTTCTTCTTGTGATAGTTCTGTTGATGGTGCTGCGGGTAAAGGTTGCACAGGTGGTAGTGCTGGCATTTTTGGTGAAAAGATTGATCCCATAATTATATAATCCTGTATTCGTTATCTGCTACACTTTGTGGTGCAACTTGTCTAGTATTAATTTCTTGTAAACCTACCGCTAGGTATCTCATTGCATCACACGCATGAGACGACCAATCGTGTACAGGCTTACTTCGGAACATTCGATTTTTATCAATATACTTCCGATGGTAATGTCTTAACGCATCTATTAACTTTTTGCAATGGTCTGTATCAATCCAACATCGAGGTAGGGTCATTGTGGTTGCGTGTATACCATCTTCTAATGGAATTTTAGGAACAACTTTAAATCTAATACCTAATTGATAGGCAACCTCTCTCCTGGTTTTACCATTGCTAAAATCTGTAACTTCTATATCATGCGGTGCGAAATGATCTTTGTAGACATAATCCTTCTCCTTAATCATCTGAATATAATGCGGTAATCCTTGTCCTCTCTCTTCATGGTAGTCGATAATGTTAATGGATCTTCCTAGTTGCTGAA